TAATTACCAAAATTCATGTCGCAAAAGCGCAGCTCAAAATGGATGAGGACAGTTACCGCAACTTGCTTCAACGCGTTACAGGGACGAATTCATGCGCAGGCATGAACGTAGAACAGCTTGAGCGCGTCATGGACGAAATGAAAGATAAAGGGTTCAAAGTTAGAAAAGCATCTTCTGGACGCAGACTGTCACCCAAGTCTAAAGGTACGGGAATAGACAAAATACGTGCTATTTGGATAACCATGTATCAGCAAGGTTTTGTGCGAGACGGTTCTGAGAGTGCATTAGACGCCTATGTGTCTCGCATTGTTAACGTGTCGCACGTGGGCTGGCTGAAAGATGAGAGCTTGGCACAAGTACTGGAGTCACTAAAGAACTGGCACCGACGTGAGATGGCAATAAAACTCATTGCTGAAGGGTACACCGTGTTGAAAGGGCATAGAAAGGTGTGGAGTACAGAAAAAGCGCCTTACGAGTATGTAAAAAGCGCTTTTGAGGAGCTGATGCCGTGAGCAATCAAGAGCAGTTCGATTTTGACGATGACTTTGACTCACTATTGGAGCACCTGCCGGATTTAGCTGACGACAAAGCACTAGCCATGGCCAGATACAAAGAGCACTTGTGGGCATTGGTTTTAATTTGTGAGCGCCGCCTTAAAAAGGCAAATATCGAAGATAACAAGGCGTACAAGCTTAGCTGCCAACTTATCGCAGAAATAGCGCATTACCAAGGTGGTGAGTGTAGATACTTACCACGCGGTGAGCGCCTTCAACAAGAACTACGAGACATTCAAATGTTTCGTTTGTGGCACAACCACAACTGGCCAGTAGAAAAGATACGAAAAGAATACTGTCCTGAACTCAATCAAATTCGTGTTTACGAAATTCTGCGCACCAAGCGTGAAGAATATCGCAACAAAATTCAACCACAGCTTATTTAAGGTGATGATCATGAAAGACTACAGCCCGTCTGTAAAGGCTGCTTTAACAAATACATTCAACTCTGAGTTAGTCAAAAATCTTACAAACGAAGACTACAAAAATTACATAGAAGCTGTTTGCGCACTTACTTTAGGAACGCTTGTTTAGAAAGCTCCACACAGGTATGCCGCCGAGTTTTGCCAAGGTGCTTTAAACGAAAAAGGCCCATTACCGATTGTTCGACAAGTCGTTAAAACCAATCACTGAACAAGTATTTATAGGTGAAAAATGAGCCTCATCATACTCGACCACACCATTACGCAATTACAGCTCAATGCCATTTTAGATGGCAGAGGAATTGAGAGCACACGCGAGTTGGCGATTAGAAGCAAGTTACCCGTAACTGTCGTCAAAGAAGTGGTGCGACGTGTTCAGGTGGAGGGCTTAAGAGTAACGCCAGTATTAAACAAACTGCTTTACGGCGGTAACAACAAATTATCAGGAGAAATACAAGTGATAGAAAAAGAAACCGAATCTGAAGACATCCCAATGGATGAATTGTTTGGCTGTGTGGAGCTTTCTAAACGCGGCTCAAAGCTTTTATTCAAACTGTTTGAGAGCTTAACCAAAGACCATTTGATTGCTGCTGGCTTTACAGATGAAGACATTGAACATTTTGGTGGCGTGTATCACACCATCAAATACCAAGCGCTAGAAGAACTCTAATAAGAAAGGACCAATAAATGCTCCAAATACTCACACAAGCAAGCCTGTGCGAAGCTGATTTTAATCAAAAGATAGATTTCGTTATTGAAGGCTTCATCACCAAGCGCATGATGACCATGGTCTATGCCGATGGTGGGAATGGCAAAAGCTGGTTAGCGTTTGCGCTGGCGAAATACTGTGCTCCCCGAATGAAACAAGTGTTCTACTTAGATTTTGACAATCCACTAAGTGTATTGAAAGAGCGCAAGGTACACGAACTGCTTATCGCACCTCATGCAAACTTGCACTATGTGCAACGTAGCAAAAGCCCCCTGCCCCCGTTTGAACTACTAAGAACGTTGGCAGAAAATGCTACTGCTAATCAATTTGAAAACATGATCTTCTTTGTGGACAGTCTTCGAGACTTCGCCGATGTAAACAACGAAGCCAAAATTGGACTGGTAATGAACCTACTAAAAGATATTCGAGAAGCGGGCGGTACCATTCTGATACTCGGCCACAGTAATAAGGACGGACGCAATTATCAGGGCAGTAATGCAATTCGAAATAGCCTAGACAATATGTATCAGCTTAAGAAGCGAGAGCTTGCTGAAGGCGTAGGTGTGATTCTTGAGGTCAGGAAAGAACGTGCCGCCATTGTCGACAAAGCATTTGATATCGACCCGAATACGCTAGACCTAGAAGAGGTAGATTTAATTGAAGCGCAAGCCTCAGAACAAGACCTTGAGTTTGTAAACCAGATTAAGCACGTGTTAGTTCGAGAAGGCCAAGTTGGAAAAGGCGACCTGCTTAACGCCGCTGGATATGCCAAAGATGATAAAACCGCGCGCGCTCGACTAGAAAAATACGACGGTATTTACTGGAAAAGCTCTAAACGCCACACTCGCATATTTTACCAATTGTTGTAGTTGTAGCTGTTGTAGCCACCCCTTAAGGTAAATTAAGTAGTAGTCTGCTCCTTGCAGTTGGAAGATAAAGTAGTCTGCAAATCGCTGGCATAAGTATTATCGCATCCACTGAGAGAGAGAAATTTTCGGTATCTCTCACGCTTTTTTGCAAGGAGTAATGCAAATGGAAAACACCGAACTTTTTGATGAGCTAGACACTTTGATTTTATGCCAGGAGGCTCTGATCGAATTGTTGAGTTCCGTACCAGAAGGTATATGTTCAACACACAAGCTTGCCGTTTTACTTCATTACCTTCAGTCACAGCAAGTAAGCCTGATAGAAGCGTTAAAACGATGAACGTCAGCCCGCCAAGTGCGGGCTTTTTATTTACAGAACGTGTTTAAATTTGACTGAATTCAAAATGCGATCCATTCTACTGGCTTTTAAAAGGAGTTTAATATGTTTAGAACTATCGTGTTTCTTTCTGCTTTAGCCATTGGCGCTTGTTCAAATACGTCTGGGCTAGCCCCAAAAGTCAGTCATTCTGGTTTTGATAATTCAAAAGTCGTTAATATCGCACCGCACGGTAACGCTTGCACTTACATGCTTCGGTCTTCAATGGAATAGTAAGTATCCAGATGATGCTTTTATGATCGTTCAAGTATTCAATAACGTCACTCCAATTTTTGGTGCGCAGTTAAATATTGACGGTGACATTATCACGTTAAAAGAAAGCCAACTTGTTTCGAGTTACGACGTCGATGGCTACACGCGAAACAGTTCGAAAGCTTTTTCAGTGAGTCTAGAAACCCTTGAGAGCATTAAAAACGCCAATAGAGTGTGGATGCGAGTTGAAACGCCCGACGGTACAATAGAGGACGCTATCATAGACAATGGTAAAGATAGTAAGTCATACCATGCGCTCAAACGTTTTTTAATTGAAGTTAAAAGTTAACCTAAACCCAGACTAATCCCACCTATCTCACCGCCATCGCTACGATGGCGGCATGAACCAAGAAAATCTCACTTACCACTACGGCCTAACGTCGAAAATCAAAGCCATTACACTAGCGCGTCAAGTATGTGATGTGTTGGGCCATGGCTCGACTGGCTGTGCTACGAACCTGCTGCTTGAAACTGCAGCAGCTGAAACGTGCCTTGGCCTTTATGAAGACCCGACGCCTGGCGGTGCTGGCATGGGCTTAAATCAGCACGATTTAATCGCGTTTCAAGACATCATTAGCCGCACACCCATGCGATTAGTAAAGACTATTCATATGCACTTCGGGTACGACATTCGAAAGCTAGTGCATACCGATTTGGCCAATGACCCGCTTCTTAGCTTCATATTCTGTCGTCTGCACTATCGCTTACGGCCAGAGCCAATCCCTTCGTCATTGCGAGGTCGCGCGGAGTACTGGAAACAGTTTTACAACTCAATGGCAGGTAAAGGCACAGTTCAACACTACTTAGACAATGCTCATGCATATCTTTACTGCCTAACGCCTTCAGACTTGAGCACACCACCATGCCCGTAAGCAAATTTAACCAAGAATGGTTTAACACGGGTCGCCGTGCTCGTTTTAAAGCCGAGAAACAAGCGAGAATGTCGGGAACCCTTACGCTGTTACCTGAAAGCAGCTATCGCGCTACTGCTCATTGGTACTGGCGGCAAGGCTGGAATAGTGTGACGCGTCAAGAGCTGGAAGCTTACCTAGACAATGGTGAGACACCTCAGCGACTGAATGCCGAGCAACACATTACTAAAATACGTAAACAACTTGGAGCACATGCTTAATGTCTTTATTAGCCACTGCAGGAATTTCAGCCCTCATTAAATATGGTCCGTCACTGATTCGCATTCTTGGTGAGAGTAAAGGCGGTACGACAGAGCAAGTCGCACACACCATTGCCGATGTCGTAGAGGCAGTTAACGGCGACACATCGCCTAGTAGCGTAGCCAAGGTAAAGGCCACCGTAGACAGCTTACCGCCAGAGGTTGTAGGCGAAATTGAGCTAGGGCTAGCACAAATTGAAGCCGAGCGAGAGAAAGCCAGGCTAGCTCATGATTTGGGGATGCATACTCAGCAGCAAGAAACCTTGCGTTCGGGTAAAGAAATTAAAACATTTCGCCCTGAAATTGCGCGGCGGCACAGCTGGTTCACAGTGGCGTATATCTTTGTAATGGAGTTGCTCAATGCCTTCGACTATGGCAGTGGTGCCAATTGGGAGATAGCGCTACTTATCGCTTCGCCAGTGCTTGCTTGGTTTGGCTTTAGAACATGGGATAAGTTTTCCAAACAAGGGGCCAGTTGATGGATGCAGCGGATATGGCTGATAAAGCCAGCGCGTCGTTTAGGCGGATGACGTTCATGCGTTTCAAGCCTAACCAGGTGACACCAACGCCCCCCATTAAAACAGATGAGAACGGCGCACCACTATGCGTGCGCTGTGATGCCGATATAACTCAACGCCGCAGAATAATAGTCGATGCTCAGCGCTGCGCCGATTGCCAACAAGATGTAGAGAACGGGAATCGATAGCATGGAACATGTAGTAAGCCACCTTAACGACAACTGGAAAATTTATTCGTTCTTTGTATCAGTAATGCTGATGGCTGGACTTTATTGGCTGAGCAAGTATTTCGCGACAAAGACAGAGTTAGCAGCGCACGTTAACAGCCAGGAAGAGCGCTTCAAACTAAACGAACTGAAGTTCAAAGACCATCAGATTGAGCACTACAAGCTACGCGATAAGGTGCATGAAATTGACAGCCACGTTAAGCACCTTCCAAGTGCCGGAGAAAGCGCCGCCCTTCGAGAAGAAATAGCCCGTTTAAATGGACGATTAGAAGGCATGGAACCTTTGTTTAAACAGGTGTTAAACAACGTAAACATACTTTTTGAAAACGAGTTGCGCGGAGACAAGAACTAATGGCAATCGCAATTATAGTAAACGAACACGAGCGCTTAAGCATTTTGCACTGCCTAGCAGCAATGGATGACTATGCCGCAAACAACAGCATTATTCAGGGTGTGTGCGCCAGCTACGGCAACACAATGACCATCGATAAGCTAGGCACTCAGCTTCATTGGCTGAAAGAGCAAGGCTTAGTCACCTTGGAACATCATGAGAGTTACACCATAGCCCGCATTACACAGCGCGGCCTAGACGTTGAGCGAGGCCTTGCCATCACACCAGGTGTTAAACGCCCAGGGCCGAGGTAGCAGCCATGAGTGATAAGCGCACCCGTGGCAAGCCCAGCAAAATAGACCAGCTTCCCGACGACATAAAGTCTGAGCTGATTGAGCTATTGCGCGATAAATCCGTTACACAAACCGAAGTGCTTGAACGGGTTAACACCCTAATACGTGACGCAGGCTTACCCGAAGAAGAACATATCTCACGTAGCGGTCTTAACCGCTATGCCACGCGTATGGCCACAGTGGGCAGTCGCATTCAGGAAGCCCGTGAAGTATCTAAACAATGGGTAGACCAGCTGGGCGGAAAGCCTACAGGCGAAGTCTCGAAAGTGCTCATTGAAATGGTTCGCACCCTAGCGTTCGACCAAGTGTTAAAAATGTCTGAGTCAGGGGAAATTGTTGAACCTAAGTTCATTAAAGACCTAGCCGTTGGAGTAGAGAAACTTGAGAAAGCCGCTACTGAAAGTACCAAACGTGAAAAAGAAATCCGCAAGGCCATGGCGGAAGAAGCCGCAGAGCGCGCCGCAGAAGTCGCCAAAGCAGCGGGATTAACCGCAGATGGTGCTGCGCAAATCAAGCGTGAGATTTTGGGGATTGCCTAATGAAGCTGCCACCACAGCCTGCCCCTACACCTAAGGAAATCAGGCCCAGTAAAACGCAATC